ATGCGACTGTTTAAGTTCACGCTCTCCGCCGTCCTGCTGACGGCAACCTCAACGGCACAGGCTATCCCCAGTATGTGGACCAGTGGATTTGCCATGGGGACGACGGAGTACATCATCCGTAATCCGCAAAACGCGGTGTTTAACCTCAGTTGTACCGGCAACCCGGACGAACAGCACATTCTGCAGCATAGCGTCTGGCTCACCCTGCCCGACGGGACATCCCTCAGTACCCGCGATGAGGGAACAGAGATAACGGTGGTCATGGATAACAGCCAGTATCCGCTGCCGTCATTTCTCGGCTGGCGCAACGGCGACAACGCCTGGGTGTCATTTATTGACGCCCTGAGCCAGGCTGCGACGTTTGATGTGTACGTTAATGATACAAAAGCAGGCACCTTCAGCCCGGGGCTGAAGAATACGCGAAAAGAACTGTCGGACCTTAGCGGCTGCAGAACCCTGCGCGACGATGGCTGAGCGGTAACCCCTCAGGCTCCCTGCCGTCAGTCAGTACCCGACAACAGATATCCGTCACCACAGGCCATGCTCCTTCGGGAACATGGCCTTTTTGCTTTTATTTCATCCGTAAAAAGGAGTCACCCATGCGATTAGCCAGCCGCTTTGGTCGTATTAACCAGATACGCCGCGACCGTCCGTTGACCCATGACGAACTGATGCAGGTCGTCCCCAGTGTCTTCGGGGAAGACCGTCATGCATCCCGCAGTCAAAAATACACTTACATTCCCACCATCACCCTGCTGCAAAGCCTGCAGCGCGAGGGCTTTGAGCCGTTCTTTGCCTGCCAGTCCCGTGTACGTAACCCGGACCGCCGGGAGCACACCAAGCACATGCTCCGGCTGCGACGCGCCGGGCAGATTACCGGTCAGCAGGTCCCGGAAATTATTCTGCTCAACTCCCATGACGGGTCATCAAGCTATCAGATGCTGCCGGGGCTCTTCAGAAGCGTGTGTACCAATTCGCTCGTCTGCGGACAGTCGTTTGGCGAAATCCGTGTCCCGCACCGGGGTGATGTGGTGGAGAAAGTCATTGAGGGGGCATACGAGGTACTCGGCGTTTTTGACCGGATTGAAGAACAGCGGGACGCCATGCAGGCGCTTCTGCTCCCGACCCCGGCGCAGCAGGCGCTGGCGAAAGCCGCCCTGACGTACCGCTTCGGGGAAGAACATCAGCCGGTCACTGAGACACAGGTGCTTGCCCCGCGCCGCTGGCAGGACGATAAACACGACCTGTGGACCGTCTTTAACCGGCTGCAGGAGAACCTGAAAAAAGGTGGTCTGCCCGGCCGGACAACACAGGGGAAACGCAGCCACACCCGGGCCGTCGACGGTATCGACGGAGACCTGAAACTCAACCGGGCATTATGGGTGATGGCTGAAGAGCTGCAGCAGGCCCTGGGCTGATGCGCCACGTTCCTGCGAATGCCCGCCAGGCATCGGTCTGGCCGGTTTCCCTGCAGAGCCAGCCCGGCAGTCGCTCTATCTCCGACGATGACCTCTGCGCCTGGTGCATGCATCTTTGCTACCGGCCGGGTGAACGCAGCCTGTGTCAGCGGGCTGATACTGACGGCGTGTGGCCCTCACGGTGTGATGTCGATGGCTGTGCGCAGTCCTGCCCGTCACTTCCTCTCAACAATCCTCATGAAAAATAAAGGAAATCACATGAACAACACGCTTGACCTGACCTGCACTGTGACTGAAAACACCAGCCCCCTCACCGCCACGTTGCTACCCGATACGCAGCGTCTTCACTTCTGGCCACAGCACTTCGGCGGTATTCCACAGTGGATACTGCTTGAGCCCCGCATCTTCGCCCGGATGGACCGGCTTTGTGAGAACTATTGCGGCGGTGTCTGGCAGTTTTACACGCTGAGCAACGGCGGTGCCTTTATGGCCCCGGAGCCGGAAGAGGGGAGTGAGGATAAATGGACGCTGTTTAATGACATGAACGGCAACGGCGCGGACGTGAGCGCGGAGGCCGCCGGGATTGCCGCCTGCCTGCTGGAATACAGCCACCATGCCTGTCGCACTGAGTGCGATGCCATGACCGCGCATTATTACCGCCTGCGGGACTACGCGCTGGCGCATCCTGAATGCCGCGCCATCATGCGTATTATCGACTGAGGGAGGCCTCTGTGGAACAACAACTGCCGCTGTTTGCCCGGACACTCCCCCCGGCAGAGCAGCAGACTATCCGGCAGGCTTTAGCCCTGCTGGAGAGCCAGTTACGCGAGCCCGGCGCGTCATTCACTTCCGTGCATGCCGTCCGCGACTGGCTGCGTCTGCAGCTGGCCTCACAAGAGCGCGAAGAGTTTGTGGCGCTCTTCCTCGATAACCAGCATCGCCTGATAGCCCATGAAACGCTCTTCACCGGCACCATCAGCCATACGCAGGTCCATCCCCGTGAAGTGGTGAAGGCTGCGCTGAAATATAACGCCGCAGCGGTCATAGTCGCCCACTGTCATCCATCCGGCATGGCCGAACCCGGTCAGGCTGACCGTCGCCTCACGGAACGTCTTAAACAGGCACTGGACCTGGTGGATATCTGCCTGCCGGACCATCTGGTGGTTGGCGGCATGGAAGTAGTGTCATTCGCTGAACGCGGCTGGCTGTAAGGAGAGCAGCGATGAAGATTATCAGCAAACGTCAGGCGATGACGCTATACCGCCAGTATCCGCAGTCCAGGTTGTTTCGCTTCTGTACTGGCCGGTATCAGTGGTCAGGCAGTATCTGTCACTATGCCGGTCGGGAGGTGCAGGATATCCGCGGTGTGCTGGCCGTGTTCGCAGAGCGCCGTCAGGACCGCAACGGCCCGTATGTCATCCTGCGCAGCGTCACGCTGAACTGAATAAAGGAGAATACCGGTGAGCAGAATTATCTCAGCCACCGTTTGACCCCGTCATCCTGAAACATTGCTTAATCCACTTTTAAGTGAGGCTTACCATGCCAGACATCGACCACACCACAAATGACAGTATGGACGCCCCGCGCTGGGGTCTGCAGCGCGATATCATCCCGTGCTTTGGCGCACGGCTGGTGCAGGAAGGCAACCGCCTTCACTACCTGGCTGACCGCGCCAGTATTACCGGGACCTTCAGTGACGCGGATTTACGCCATCTGGACCAGGCGTTTTCGCTGCTGATGAAGCAGATGGAACTGATGCTCACTACCGGAGAACTCACTCCCCGCCACCCGCACCGGGTCACGTTGTATGCAAAGGGACTGACCTGCGAGGCCGATTCACTCGGATCGCATGGCTATATCTATATAGCGATTTATCCGACACTATCAGTAACGTCATAAACCCCGCCACACCTTTCTTTCACTTAAAACCCTGACAAAGAGAAAAAGTTTATGTACATCATGTCTGCATCTTACCGGCGGACGGCACCGTCACGTCCGTCGCCGGTGACCGTCTGGCAAACCCTGCTGACGCATCTGCTCGACCGTCATTACGGTCTCACGCTCAACGACACCCCGTTTGGTAACGATGGTGTTATTCAGGAACACATTGAGGCCGGTATCTCCCTGTGTTATGCCGTCAATTTTATTGTCGAAAAATACGACCTTGTGCGCACTGACCGCAGCGGCTTCAGCGCTGAAACCTCATCACCGTTTCTCAGCAGTATCGATATTCTGCGGGCGCGTAAGGCGACCGGGCTGATGGCCCGCACGGGCTACAGAGCGGTGACCGACATAACCACCGGCAAATACAGCAGGATGGCAGGATGAAGCTGTCTCTCACCGTGGAAGCCGACTCCATCAACGTGCTGGCCCTTAACCTGGGCCGAATTAGCGTGGATATCGACGGGATCGAACTCATTGACCTGATCAATGTGGTCTGCGACAACGGCGGCACACTGCGGATCGCCGATGACCCAGGCAAGGCAACCGCTGGATCACCATTGTTTCCGTTAACAACATTACCGGAGAGCTGCTGCAGTACCGCACATATCACGGAGGAAGACAATGCACTGCTGTATGCCCTGTCGCATCAGACGACCGATTTTGGTGAGTCTGAATGGATCCATTTCACCTGATCCGGTTACCTGATCCGCCTTGCAGCGTGGTCGTATCCGGTATTGCGTCTGAAACGCCTGGGGCTGTCAAAAGCCTGTCGCCGGCTGGTGATGACGCTCATTCGCCGCTATGACGTGGGCATCATTCACCTTGAGGCTTCCGGTCAATTGTTGCCGGATTTCGGCACCTTTGATTGGTAAGCCAGTTAGCCACCGGGCCGTATACATTATCCACAAATACACGCCAGCCATTGCTCGCTGGCGTTTTTCTTTATATAAAGGAAAAAACAATGTCAGAACTTATCACTACCGACCCCAACGTTTTTACCGGTCATACTGACGTGATTTGCTCCACCAGCATTGAACGTATCGTCACCGTACGTAATACAGCACTAAAACAGATTGAATCGATGATCCAGCAACTTGATGATATTTCGACGCTGACCCGCAGTATCGGCGGGAAAACCGCGCTGGACTGGGCCATGAAGCAGGATTTTCGCTGCGGCTGCTGGCTGATGGAGAAAAGAGAAACGGCAATGAAAGCCATTACCCGCAATCTCGATCGCGATATATGGCGGGATTTAATGAAGAAGTCGGGGATGCTGAGCCTTATGGATGCTGCAGCTCGTGAGCAGTGGAACCTGAGCCTGGAAAAGGACGATATTCCGGCTGTCAGTGAGGCCAATATACTCAGTACGTTTGAGCAACTGCATCAGAATAAAGGAGAGGTGTTTGAGCGCGGGGTGATAAACGTGTTTAAAGGGCTGAGCTGGGATTTCAAAACGAACAGCCCTTGCAAGTTTGGCACGAAAATTATCGTTACCGGGCTGGTCAAATTCGACAGGTGGGGCTTTGGTCTGAACTGGGGCTGGCAACGTGACCGCCTGGCTGACCTTGAGCGCATGCTGATGCTGCTGGATGGAAAACCTGTCCCCGACAACCGGGCTGACGTTACCCGTCGCCTGGGCGATCATATTCATGAGAACAGGCACAGCACGCGCTATGAAGATGAGATGTTTACGATTAAGTACTTTCAGAAGGGAACAGAGCACATCACCTTTAAGCGGTCAGAACTGGTCGATAAGCTTAATGACATCATCGCGCGACAATATCCGAGAACGCTGGCTGAGAGATAAGGAGGGAAGGAAAGCAAATCCTTACCTGACCCATTACCTGACCCAAATTGCATTCAAAGAAAAAGGAGTTAGACGATTTTTCATCTAACTCCTTGTTTTATTTGGTGGCCCCTGCTGGGCTTGAACCAGCGACCAAGCGATTATGAGTCCCAAACTTAAAGCTTATAAAACAATAAGTTACTTTAATTTCAACGCCTTGCGCCGTCGAATAGTGGGGAATATGAAAGCATAGTGAATAGGTTTGCTGCCATTTTGCTGCCATCAAATCAGATTTAAGGGGTTGTACTCCACTGCTTCTGTCAGATGGTCTGGGGCGAAATGAGCATAGCGCATCGTCACCTTAATATCAGTGTGTCCAAGGATACGCTGCAGTACAAGAATGTTACCCCCGCGCATCATAAAGTGGCTTGCAAATGTGTGCCGTAGAACGTGTGACAGCTGCCCGTCAGGTAGCTCAATCCCCGCTCGCTTAATTGCCCCACGAAACGCAGAATAGCACCCCGTAAAGACCGGTTTTGATGTTCTTACTTTTGGGAGTATTTCGTAAAGCTCATCACTTATTGGAACGGCGCGGTTTTTCTTGCCCTTGGTTTTGATATAAGTGATTTTGCCGGGGCTTATTTGCTTGCCTGTCAGTGACTCCGCCTCGCCCCATCGTGCGCCGGTTGCAAGGCATATCTTTACTATAGTTACTAGATCTTCCGCCTTGCTTTTCTCGCACTCAGCCAGAAGCTGCTTAACTTCTTCAACTGTCAGCCAGGCTAGCTCTGCCTCATCGATTTTAAATTCCCGGACGTTTTCGAGCGGATTGGGCGCACTCCAGTCATCCAGTCTTTTCAGTTCGTTGAACATGGCGCGGAAATACGCCAGCTCAAGATTAACGGTACGGGGAGTCACTGCTTTTACCCGATCAGAACGTGTAATTTTCCCGCTTAAACGTTGTTCACGGTAGGTTGCAAAAAGTTTGGCGTTAAATTCAGTAGCGAGAGGGTTTCCCATAGCAAAGCAGGCAAACTCCATTGCGCCCTTACGCTTTAGGCCATCAGAGAGTGTAACGCCATGAGCGTTGAACCAGGTTTCAACAAGGTCAGTAACTCGCCGCTTATCTGCTTTTTCCCCTAGCCAGGGCTTGTCCTGCGCTTGATCCTTAATATGGCGCTCAAAGGCCATGGCTTCCCCCTTGGTGGCGAATTGACGGCGAATACGCCGCCCATCCCTACCGTTGGGGAAGACCTGAGCCTGCCACTTTCCATTAGATAGTTTTGTTACAGCCAATTATTTTACCTTTGAGAAATGAGGTCTTGAGCAAATTTAGTCAAGCCTGGCTTACCCTCTTCCAGATAGCAGCAATTTTTGAAGTTATCGCTCCAGCTTCCGCTTGCGGTCATTAATTGGTCAGGGTTACGGATGTTGCCGTACTTACGCAACAGATTTTCCGCTTGCTTTCTGGTTATGGAAAAATCGAATTTTTCCGCAGTTAGGTATTCAAATTTTTTGGTTTGGAGGTCAATGGATAAAGGTAGGACTGTAACTTTCACGCTTTTAGCTGGAGTCTGAAAAAGAGTACGGTATACAGCGTAAACGGACGCTTTATCTGACTCATATTTTATTTCTTTTGAATCTTTAGAGTAGATGCTTGGTGATATTTGAATATGCAAAGGATTTTGCGCTAAAACCTTAAATGCCGGGTACTCAACCCCCTTTACGCTGTATGATGAGTAATCGTTATAATCATCCATTAACTTGCTGATGCTTTTGTACTGTTCAGGTGCTGCACTGACAGCAAAAGAAGTCATGATTAAAAAAGATATGAGCGTTTTTTTCATTTTAATTTCCTTAATACCTAATAAGTCATTCCATAAATTCTGTTTTGCCAATGGCTTTACCCAAAATTTTCACATCGGCGGCATTACATTCAAAAGATGCCTTTCCGTTTTCAACTCTTACGCGACCACCAGGCAATCTGTACATTTCGCGGATACTGATAACACCATCCATTTCAGTCAACCAAAATCCATCTACAAGCTCACCTGCGAAATCATCGACTATCCAGATCGCACTATCTAGTCCAACAAGGCGGGGCGAGGTTGTGCCTGTTGGGATAAGTTCCGGTGCAACATCAATCTGCTTTTGGTTTTTTACTACCCCATTTTGGATGGTTAAATAACTCAATTGGAGTGTTTTTTGCGCTTGAGGCATCTCATTTGTGTTTTCAATATGTGTTTCCATTTTGGGGGCTTCGCCGCGTCCAAAAACTAACCAATCTAAAGACGCACCAGTTTCCATGGCACATATCAAAACCCAATCCGCAGGAAAGTTACCACGCGTAACCCTATTAGCCATGGTGCTTTGTGACACATCAAGATGTCTGCATAACGCCTGTCGTGAGGTAAAGCCATAAGCTGCGCAAATACGTTCGATAGGGTCTTTACCGCCATGGGGTAGCTGAATTGACTTACGATTAGTGAAATCTTGTTGTTGACCTTTCCAATTTTGGATCATAGTATTTACGCAAAGTGAGTTGTTATCGAATAGTGTTGAACGCTCCCGAATAGTGTAGAGAACGTCACAACTGAGGAATAGTGCATCATGAATCGTAATTTTTCAATGCGCCCCAGCATCAACCTTGTGGTATCTGAGCCATTCATCACACTGGATGAGTTCTGTCGCCGTACTGGTTACAAGCCTAGTTATGCCCGTCAAATGATCCGGGAAAACCGCCTGCCCATCAGGAAAAAAGCCGGAGTTAACAGCCTTATCGAAATCAACATGTTCGCGTTGACGATGGAAGCGGCCCAAGGCTGCGAAGTCGCAATGCAAGCCTGATAGTTCCATTTTGGGATAGAAAAGGATTTACATCATGTTTGATTATCGTGTTTCCAAACATCCGCATTTTGACGAAGCCTGCCGGGCTTTTGCGCTGCGTCACAATATGGCGAAGCTGGCAGAACGCGCGGGAATGAACGTCCAGACGCTGCGTAACAAGCTGAACCCGGAGCAACCGCATCAGCTCACGCCGTCGGAAATCTGGCTGCTTACCGATCTTACTGAGGACTCCACGCTGGTTGACGGCTTTCTGGCTCAGATTCACTGCCTGCCATGCGTACCGATGAACGAAGTGGCAAAAGAGAAGCTGCCGCATTACGTCATGAGCGCTACTGCTGAAATCGGACGTGTTGCTGCCGGTGCCGTATCAGGTGATGTGAAAACCACCGCAGGCCGCCGCGATGTTATCAGCAGCATTAACTCTGTTACTCGTCTGATGGCACTGGCTGCCGTTTCGATGCAGGCGCGTTTACAGGCCAACCCGGCGATGGCAAGCGCGGTGGATACCGTGACGGGCCTCGGTGCTTCGTTCGGTCTGATCTGAGGTGGTTATGCTGACTAAAGAACCATCTTTCGCGTCACTTCTCATAAAGCAAAGCCCGGCAATGCACTACGGTCACGGCTGGATCATGGGTAAGGATGGAAAACGCTGGCACCCGTGCCGCTCTCAGGATGAACTGCTGGCTGACCTGTCCACAACCAAACAGGGGAAATCATGGCTATTGAAGGCGCTACGGCGACTGTTCCATTAAGCCCCGGTGAACGCCTGGACGGACTGAACCATATTGCGGAATTGAGGGCTAAAGTGTTTGGTCTGAATATTGAGCCGGAGCTTGAAAGGTTTATTAAAGATATGCGCGATCCACGCGACGTAAATAATAAACAGAATGAGCGGGCACTGGCAGCCATTTTTTATATGGCAAAAATTCCGGCAGAACGTCACGGCGTCAATATTAGTGATCTGACTACTGACGAAAAGCGGGAACTGGTGAAAGCAATGAATCATTTTCGTGCAGTGGTGAGCTTATTTCCCAAACGGCTAACCATGCCGAATTAATCCACAACAGAAATTAATGGCGTAAACCCGCCGGGCTTCTTATTGCCCAAATTCAGGAGAAACAACTATGCGAAATATTGAAACCCGTACCACTAAAACCGGACCAGATGATGCTGGACTTAACCTGCTACTGACTGAGGCACGCAAAGAAGAACGCCGGGGCCGCGCAGATGTGATGGCTGCACGTCTGGATTCTTTAGCTGCTCGTATCGTGTCACGTCAGCTTAACCACACGGAAGCGGCTGAGCTGCTGCGTCAGGAAGCGGTGAAGATTCAGCACGAAGCGCAGGAGATCCACTGATGGCTGATTCAATGGACCTCGTACAGCAGCGCGTTGAAGAAGATCGCCAACGCCACATCCACAAAGCCCGCAATAAAACGCCGGGCGTTTCCCGTGTTCTCTGCATTGATTGCGATGCACCGATCCCGCCAGCACGCCGCCGCGCCATTCCGGGTGTGCAGTGCTGCGTCACCTGTCAGGAAATTTCAGAGCTGAAAGGCAAACACTACAACGGAGGTGTTGTATGAGCACTATCCTGAAATGGGCGGGAAATAAAACCGCCATCATGCCAGAATTGAAAAAGCATCTGCCAGCAGGCCAGCGCCTTGTTGAACCTTTCGCGGGTTCCTGTGCTGTGATGATGGCAACAGACTATCCTCATTATCTTGTCGCGGATATTAATCCAGACCTGATAAATCTTTATAAGCATATTGCATTTGACTGCGATAAATTCATTTCAAATGCAAAAGGATTCTTTGCCAGCACAAATAGCGCAGAGTCTTATTACAACATCCGTCATGATTTTAATCATTCTGCTGAAACCACCGATTTCTGGAAAGCTGTATTTTTCCTGTACCTTAATCGCCATGGTTATCGTGGGCTGTGCCGCTATAACTTAAGCGGTCATTTTAATGTCCCTTACGGTAATTATAAAAATCCGTATTTTCCTGAAAGTGAAATACGTGCTTTTGCAGAAAAGGCTCAACGCGCAACGTTTATCTGTGCCAGCTATGACGAAACACTGGCACTGCTGCAGGCTGGTGATGTTGTTTATTGTGATCCGCCATACGATGGCACATTTAGCGGTTATCACACCGCCGGTTTTACAGAGGACGATCAGTATCATCTGGCGTCTATTCTTGAGCGTCGCTCATCAGAAGGTCATCCGGTTATCGTGTCCAACAGCGACACATCCCTGACCCGTTCGCTTTATCGTAACTTTACCCACCATCGTATCACTGCAAAGCGCAGCATGGGAGTGGCTGCCGGTGATAGTAAGTCCGCAGCGGAAATAATCGCCGTTTCAGGAGCAACCCGCTTTAACCGGGTTTATTCCACCCACGGGGATGTGTGCTCGGTTATTTTAGAGGTGCGGGCGTGACGGTAGGTAAGTTCTCGTCCCACAATGTAGCAACCACCGGCGGCTCGAATGAGGCCGCCGTGGCCTTTCCATGGAATAACCCAAAAAAAGCGGTTAATCCATATCTGGACCCGGCGGAAGTTGCGCCGGAGTCTGCGCTTTCAAACCTGATCGCTCTTTACGCTGCGGATAACGAGCAGGAGCAGTTGCGCCGTGAAGCGCTGAGTGATGAGGTCTGGGAACGCTATTTCTTCAATGAGTCCCGCGATCCTGTCCAGCGCGAAATGGAGCAGGACCGGCTGATTAGTCGTGCCAAAATGGCGCGCGAGCAGCAGCGTTTTAATCCTGATCTGGTCATTCTGGCTGACGTTAACGCCATGCCGCCCCACATCAGCAAGCCTTTGCTGGAACGGATTAAATATTTCCATAGCCTGGGCAGGGCAAATGCTTATTCCCGCTACCTGCGCGAAACAATCAGACCGTGTCTTGAGCGGCTGGAGCGCGTGCGTGACAGTCAGGTGTCTGCGTCTTTCCGGTTCATGGCGAGCCATGACGGGCTGGAGGGGCTGCTGGTACTGCCTGAAATGAATCAGGATCAGGTCAAGCGCCTTTCCACGCTGGTTGCGGCACATATGAGCATGTGTCTTGATGCGGCCTGCGGTGATCTGTTTGTCAGTGACGATGTTAAACCAGAAGAAATCCGCCAGGCATGGGAAAGGGTTGCTGCAGAAGCCATGCGCCTTGAGGTCATCCCGCCAGCGTTTGAACAGTTACGCCGCAAAAAGCGCCGCCGCAAGCCGGTGCCTTATGAACTGATCCCACCATCGCTGGCGCGTATGCTGTGCGCGGACTGGTGGTATCGCAAACTGTGGCAGATGCGCTGCGAGTGGCGGGAGGAACAGCTGCGCGCCGTCTGCCTGGTCAACAAAAAAGCGTCCCCGTATGTCAGCTATGAAGCCGTGATCCACAAACGCGAGCAGCGCCGCAAATCGCTGGAGTTCTTCCGCTCGCATGAGCTGGTCAACGAAGACGGCGACACGCTGGACATGGAAGACGTTGTGAACGCCAGCAACAGCAACCCGGCACACCGCCGTAATGAAATGATGGCCTGTGTTAAGGGGCTGGAGCTGATAGCGGAAATGCGCGGAGACTGCGCAGTGTTCTATACCATCACCTGCCCGTCACGCTTCCACGCGACCCTCAACAACGGCAGACCTAATCCGAAGTGGACCAGTGCCACTGTCCGGCAGAGCAGTGACTATCTGGTTGATACGTTCGCCGCTTTCCGCAAGGCCATGCACAAGGCCGGGCTGCGCTGGTATGGTGTCCGCGTGGCAGAGCCGCACCATGACGGCACCGTGCACTGGCATCTTCTGTGCTTTATGCGCAAAAAAGATCGTCGTTCCATCACCGCGCTGCTGCGTAAGTTTGCCATCCGTGAAGACCGCGAGGAGCTGGGCACCAATACCGGGCCGCGCTTCAAGTCCGAGCTGATCAACCCGCGTAAGGGCACGCCGACCAGCTACATCGCCAAATACATCAGTAAGAACATCGACGGGCGCGGGCTGGCTAAAGAAATCAGCAAAGAAACCGGCAGATCACTGCGTGACAGCGCCGAGCATGTCAGCGCCTGGGCGTCACTGCACCGTGTCCAGCAGTTCCGTTTCTTTGGTATTCCGGGGCGTCAGGCATACCGAGAGCTGCGCTTGCTGGCTGGTCAGGCGGCTAGAGTGCAGGGTGAACGCAAAGCGGGCGCACCGGTACTGGATAACCCGCGTCTGGATGCGGTACTGGCAGCGGCTGATGCGGGCTGCTTTGCCACCTACATCATGAAGCAGGGCGGTGTGCTGGTTCCCCGCAAACATCACCTTGTCCGCACAGCTTATGAGCTTAACGACGAACCGAGCGCCTACGGCGATCACGGTATCCGTATCTATGGCATCTGGTCCCCGATTGTAGAAGGCAAGATTTGCACGCACGCAGTGAAGTGGAAAAAGGTTCGTAAGGCCGTTGACGTTCAGGAGGCGACAGCCGACCAGGGCGCTTGCGCCCCTTGGACTCGTGGCAATAACTGTCCCCCTGTTGAAAATCTGAACAAATCAGGGGGTGATTTACCCGATATTAAAACCATGGATGAGAAGGAGTTGCAGGAATATCTCCACAACATGGGCCAGAAGGAACGGCGGGAGCTGACAGCCAGGTTAAGACTGGTAAAACCGAAGCGGATAAAAGCATACAAACAGAATATTTCGGATCTGCAGCGCCTGCAGCTTGAGGCAGAGCTGAGTTCCAGAGGGTTCGATGGTAGCAAGTCAGAGATTGACCTGCTTCTGCGCGGCGGCAGTATTCCGTCAGGTGCCGGGCTACGTATTTTTTTCCGCAACCACCGCCTGCAGGAAGATGACAAATGGCGTCAGTGGTACTGATGCCAAGACTTTAACAATTCTTGCTCTTATTGATTCGTATCAGAGCGATCTAATTGACAGATAAAAAACGGTTTACATTCGCAAATTCCTACTATACTGTAATTATAAACAGTGGATATATATACAGTTGTTGTGTGTCCGAGGTAGTGATAGGAGGGAAAATGCAGGATTATCTTTTGGAGTCGTTGAAGCTCCAGCGCATTGATTTTTTTATCAAGCTCGTAGCGGCTAGTGAGTGTAGCGACGAAGAAAAACGGCTCGCTATTCAGTGGGTGTCAGAGTTGACGGATGAGTTGATGGCTAAAATTCGCAGCCATGAATACAGCCGGTCTATGGATGTTACCAATTAAGCGGTATCTTTATGCGCATTGAAATAATGATCGATAAAGAGCAAAAGATAAGCCAGGCTACACTGGACGCCCTTGAATCCGAGCTTTATCGCAATTTACGCCCTCTGTATCCCAAAACGGCAATTCGCATTCGCAAGGGCAGCTCCAATGGTGTTGAGCTGAGCGGGTTAAAACTGGATGAAGACAAAAAGCGAGTGATGGAAATTATGCAGCAGGTCTGGGAAGACGACAGCTGGTTACATTAGCGAACGTTGCTGGCGTAAGAACTAGTTACTGACGTCAGCAAGGTTAAACGACGAGCAGAGCGAGGCGTTAGGTAATGAATTTCGAAGTGATATAATAGGTAATAAATTATGCCCGATTACTTATCGGGCCTTTTTTATTATAGCTGAAGGATGTTTTTAATTCTCATAATGGATTCATCGAAACTATCAGCAATATGGTATATGTTTTTCTTGTGAGTTCGATTAATCCATGATGTAGTTGCTTCTTTATCCTTGTCAACTATATAAATGTCAGCTTCTGTTTTTTCTATCTCAGACCATATGTGTTTATCATCTGGGTTTATCTTGAGGCCAATGATGAATATTTTGGACGAGCGTGCAACCTCTACCTTAAAATCTTTTTGTTGGTTCATAACAAATGCTGGGCAGTGCAGAACAGTTTTTTTCGGATGATACATTGCTACTGCTGGTGCAAGTGCTGTATCGCTTTTACAGTACCTTATGATATTGTCAGCATTGTTGTAGACGTCTATAGGTCCTTCAAATATTGCCACATTGCTATCAGTAGGAATTTCAAACGCAATATTACTGATGTTGCCTCTAGGTATAAAGTTTACGGAGCCGTGAATTTTCAATACTGGAATGTTTTTTGGCATTCGTTCTGACGAGTAGTATTGAACTAAACAACCGACAGCGGAAATAGCTTGTTCAATAAGAAGGTCATAATTTGTAGTGGCAATGCAGATGCTTCTTCTTTTTTTTAATATACTCAGTAACTTCACATATGCATTCCCATTGCTAATTCTGAATTGCGCAAGGTAGGCGCTCATTTGTTTAAGTAATTCAGTTGTGTCTCTATTTCTTTCTTCGAAAAACCTGACCATTCCTTTCTCAGGATCATCAATGAAACACTTCAACAAATCTCCTTCAATAGTTGCGGCGATACCACCTTCATCCCTCATCCTCAAAAGCAAATCTCTACCTAGAGGCGGGTTAGTTGGTTGGCATGGACCGCTACCATAACTTGCACCTGCACCGAATATAAATAGGACCCCCATATCACCTCCAATTTGTTGATTGAATATTAATCATTTTGCTCATTTTTGTGCGTAATCACTAGAAAAAAATTACATATGAGTATGCATGACTATGCCGCATGAATCTGCATGATCGTTTGAGGATCGTTTTTGATGAGGCCCTCCAGCATTGGCGGGCTTTTGCTTATGTCATGCCGGTGCATGAAAACCACTGTGCAAAGCGGGCAGGCGTGGCGGGGCTACGAGCGCGCGGTTTTGGGTGATATGGTCGGATGTGAGCGATTTTAACCTTAGTTTCAGAGTTGGCTTTGCTCTGAAAACACCTAAGTTATATGATGAGCAAAAATCGACAAAAAAGGCTCGGCTAATGGGTTTAGGATTAAAAGACGCTATTGTTCACACAGCTGCATTTCATCAGAAAGATGAGAACAAGTTACTTTTGCCAAACAACCACTGGCACCCCGGATTTATTACCGTATTAGCCGCTTACGTAAACCATCATCGGATTGCTGAGGAAAACTGTACCTTATCCAGCCCTGACTACATGAGAGCCATAAATCTGCAGGGAGCGTTATGGGGACAGGACCAGTATCAGCAAGAGCGTGTTAATGTTGGAAAAAATTACAGTTTAGTTACAGCTCTAACGAATGTTGAGGCTGTTGATACCGCAACCAGTAGCATTAACAGTTGCGTAAGGCAGTTAACTTTCCCTGAGCGTGATCCGCAAGACTACCCAAAGGGGCTTACGGACCTGACTCATGTGATAGGCGAGCTTCATGATAACGTCTGGTCACATGGTAAATCGACAGGCTTCTCCTTTGCACAACGCTCGGCAGTCCCTCATACGAATAGACAAGAGCATTACTTAGAGTTTTCTTTAGCCGATTGCGGGTTGGGCTTTCTGAGGGAGCTACGGCGAGCAGGCATTCAGGGTATTGAAACTCATCGTGATGCTATCGCATGGTGTATCCAGGAAGGGCATTCTTCAAAACATGCCGATCTACAGGATGATTGGGCGCAACAGCTTCCTCAGGATTTTATGGGTGGAAGTATGTTTGGTAATGGGGTTGCTGTAAAAGAAAAAGAGAATAACCATCAAGGGCTTGGGTTGTACCACTTGATGAAATTGGTAAAAACATACAACGGGGAATTGCAACTGGCTACAGGAAATGTATGCTTAGAGGCAATTGGTGATGAAGTGAGCTACACTGAGTTACGTAATGATTGGCCGGGTGTTGCGATTTCATGCCGCTTTAAGATTCATCAACTGGCAGTAGACAACGATAACGAAGAAAATGACCCTCAGCTTATGGAAATCATGCGGGCGTTAGGAGGAGAGTAATGAACAAAATCGCATACAAGTTACCCGAGGGTGACCTGGCTTCGCGCAATCAGGCTATCCCCCAGCGACACAAGATTGAAGTTTTTATCAAAGAGGGGAACTCAGTAGATCTGGATTTGAGCGGCGTTTATTCAATTTCCGAATCTTACTCTGATGAAATCTTTGGTGTGCTGGTTGTAAAATTCGGTGCTACCAAAGTCTTGAAGCAGGTAAAGGTTAGAAACGCATCCCCCTCAATTCTAAAAAGCATTGCAAAGGTAATCCAACGTCGTAGTAATGAGGTTGCATCAAAGAAGGTGCATTCTGTTGGATTTGATGGCGCGTATGCTGTTTGCTAACGCAAAGATGTAAAAAGGCGCTCTTAAGAGCGCCTTTTTTTGTTCTAATCTCGTGCATCTAAGATATATGGTTCGAAACTAATCACTTCATCGTCCAGCCAGTCGTTAACTTCCATCATTCGCTTCTGTAAAGACATCAGCTCATTGCGTACGAACACGCGCGCAGCTTTTTCGACATCACCAAATCCGCCGGTATTCGTCGGAATGATCCCCATCAGTTGGGGCGGTACGCGGTGAGCAGCCAGCATGTCATCACGGCTCACGTTTTTGATGTTAAGAAACTCATCTTTCGCTGCGACTTCTGACAACGGGATGATCTGAATGCCGTCTTTCTTACCGTTCGGGCTGTACATAAACAGGTTGCGGAAGTTGCCTGGCCCTTTCGATTTTTTCAGCGCTTCGCGTATGTTGTCCACGTCTTTCTGATCGGCGGCGGGGTCGCTCATGTACATGATAAAACCAGCATGGCTACCGTTTAGGTAATACTTACGGCGAAACAGCGTGGCCGATTCATTCAGCAGGGCGGAGGGAATGGCGGAGAGGTATTCCGGCATCCCGTAAAGCTCCTGGTTAACGTCGGGTTCCATCAGGTGAAACACGCTTCCCTCATCGAACTGATAGGGCTGTGAGTTGTAGCCATACTGTGCAAACCAGTAGGTGTCCGGGTCAATGCCACGGCGGGTATATTTGGCAAGCGAGGCGCGCAGCTCCATGATCTGCCCTAACCGGTTCATGCGTTTTTCAAGGTAGGCATTACCGAATACCAGAAAGTCCTGGGCGAACCGTGAAAAGGCTTGTTTAGACAGCCAGCGGTGAGGGATGAAGGTACTGGTAAGAATATTGCGTTTTACCTGAATAGCGCTGGAGTGATGCACGGCGGCGCGGTAAGTTCGCGCCAGGCCATCCATGCTGATCGGTGGTTCGTACCAGCGGTCTACCTGCACGCACTCCAGGTAATCAAACAACTCCCGGCGGTCCATCACGGGGATTGGATCGCCAAACGTAAACGCTTCGGCATTTGCATTGCTCACCATGTTGGCCGTATCGGCTGCGGTCTTGCCGCGCGATGCCTTGCTGCGGTTTTTGCGGTTAGCCATTAAAAAATCTCCACGATGTTGCTGGTACTGGCGGAAGCTCCTGCCAGTGGTTCGTTATAAAGTGCGTGCATGGTTGCCCAGGCTAAATCCGCATGGCTGGCTTCTTCTGTGCGGGCTGCTTCGTAGGTTGGCCGGTTGCCGCTGGCGGTGGTTGAGCGGCGAATGGACATAAAGGACTGCGCGATATCCAGCATCCCCGCGTCAAACTCCAGACGGCGCCCGCTGATGATGTCGTAGGCTTTAAGCACCAGGGCATTTTTTACGGTCGGGTTGTAGACAAACTCGCGCGCGGCAGGGAAGAACTGCTTAACCGTTTTGTAAACGCCATCGCCAACGCCGGTCGAGTCAATGCCGATGTAGGTCACGTTGTAGCGTCTGGTGATTTCCTCAATCGCTGAGGCCTGGGCGCGGAAGTCCATCCCGCGCCACTGGTGACGCTCAAGGATACGGAATTTACCGCCGGGGACGACGGGAGGCGCAATGACCACGCAACCGGCGCTGTCACCGTTCTGCGTTCCTTTTGCCGGGTCATAGCCGATCCAGACAGGGTGGTATGCAAACGGACGCAGTAAAAGCGGTTCGAAATCGTCCCACACGTCCCAGCTGTCAACCATGCAGGACTGCAGCAACGCCAGCGGGAACACGGACGCCAGGTCGTCAACGAACTGACACATCAGCAGGTTGTTGTATTCGTCCGGGCTGTACTCCAGGCGCAGCTGGTCCAGGTCGAAAAGGTTACACCCGCCGTTTACGGCATCCTCAATGGTGACTATCTGGCGGTACTGGCCGTCAGGGCATAAAACGCCGTGCGCCAGGCTACTGTGAGAAAGGTCAAATTCTACCCTGTCGGCTTTCGGGCGCCCTTTATTGAACAGGGCGCCAGACCAGAACGGGTAGGCGCTGTGCGTCAGGCTGGAAGGTGTAGAGAAATAGGTCTGGCGCCATTTTTTGTGCAGCGCCATACCGGAGGCCACCTTGCGCAGCTCCTGGAATTTAGGTATCCAGAAATACTCATCAAGATACAGATTGCCGTGATAGCTCTGCGCGGTACGGGCATTTGTACCGAGGAAGTAAAGACAGGCGCCGTTAGGCAGCACCATCGGATCGCCTTTCAGCTCAACATCCACCTCTTTTGCGAAGTCGATGATGTACTGTTTAAAAACGTGTGCCTGGGCTTTGCTCGCTGACAGAAAGATTTGATTTCGGCCCGTGGTCAGGGCGTCTATCAACGCTTCACGGGCGAAATAGTAGGTTGCACCGATCTGGCGTGACTTTAAGAGGTTGCGGATACGGTGTTTGATACCAGCGTCCCACCAGTGGCGCTGGTATTCGAACATACCGGCGCGGAAAATCTCTTCCAGCTTTTCGATCTGTTCGTCGGTAAACAGGTTTTTTTCCGGCGGTTTGCGCGGGCCTTTATTGCGGTTGGCCACGTTGGGGTTCAGGTCTGCTTCATTCCCGCCATTGTTAAATTTGCCGATCCTGGCCTGTCGTTCGGACTGACGCGCCAGCAGGTCAATTTCTTTAAAATCCTTTCCTTCCTTCTGCTCCTTCATGACGAGCTGGCAGTAACGTGCGGCGGTGGTGAGCTGCATCTGATCCAGTGGGCCATATTCGCCCCACTTATCGCGTTTTTTCCAGCTGTGAACGGTTGCAACTTTCTCGCCCAGCATTTCAGCAATGCGGGCTACGCGGTATCCCTGAAAGTACATCAGCATTGCCTGACGACGGGGATCGAGGTCTGCGGGGGTCAGTGTTGTCATGGCACAAACATACGGCCTCAAATCAGCACTTTCCCCGGCTTCGCATTGTGTGGGAGTTCGCACAAGCCCAACGCGTTGTTTACACGCGCCTATCACCGCAAACATAAGGCTCTGAACGTGTTACGAACTAACTAACCGGAGCCGGACCGATGGCAAAAAAATCTAAGCGTTTTCGTATTGGGGTCGAAGGGGCCACCACTGACGGGCGCGTTATTGAACGTGACTGGATCACCCAGATGGCGGCGAGCTATAACCCGCAGGTATACACCGCGCTGATCAATATGGAACACATCAAGGGTTTTACCCCTGATGGGCCTTTCCGTCGTTTTGGCATGGTGGAAAAACTGGAAGCGGAAGAAATCACCGAAGGGGCTTTGTCCGGGAAGATGGCGCTGTATGGCTGGATTGCCCCGACGGACGATCTGGTAACCATGACCGGTAACTGGCAGAAGCTTTTCACCTCAATGGAAGTTAACACCAGCTTTGCCGATACCGGCTCCGCTTATCTGGTTGGTCTGGCGGTTACTGACGATCCGGCAAGCCTCGGCACTGAAATGCTGCAGTTCAGCGCCAGCGCAGAACATAACCCCCTGGCGCGCCGCAAGCTGGACAAAGACAACCTGTTTACCGCTGCTCTTGAAACGCTAATTGAGTTTGAGGACGTGCCGGAAAAAACCAGCCTGTTTACCCGCGTGAAAGAGCTGCTGTCCCGCAAAGGCGCCGATGATAACGCCCGCTTTGCTGATGTGAATCAGGCTGTTGAAACCATCGCGCGTGAGCATCAGGCGCTGGCGGAGCAGGTCGGCACCCATCAGACCGATTTCAGTAACAAGCTGAGCGATATGCAAAAGGTTGTTGATGAGACAACCAGCGCACTCTCCACCCTGCGTGAGCAGCTTTCCACCCAGGACAGCCGCAGCGAACGCCGCCCTAATGCGACCGGCAATAACGGCGCAGAACAAACCACCGATTGCTGACGGAGCAAAAGCACAATGAAAAAAGAGACACGTTTTAAATTCAACGGCTATCTGACGCAGCTCGCCAAACTCAACGGCGTATCTGTGAGCGATATCGCCTCGAAATATACGGCTGAGCCGTCCGTTGCGCAGACGCTGGAAACGAAAATCCAGGAGTCTTCCTCGTTCCTGCAGAAAATCAACATTATCCCGGTTGATGAACAGTCCGGCGAGCGTCTGGGGCTGGGTATTGGTTCCAGTATTGCCGGAAATACTGATACCACTCAAAAAGACCGTGAACCCGTTGATCCGACTTACATCGACGGTGAAGGGTACAAGTGTACCCAGACTAACTCTGATACGGCGCTGCCTTATGCGAAGCTGGATTTATGGGCCAAATTCCAGGACTTCCAGACGCGCATCCGTGACGCCATCATTACCCGCCAGGCGCTTGACCGCATCATGATCGGATTCAACGGCGTGAAGCGTGAGAAAACGTCAGACCGCGCGACCTATCCACTGCTGCAGGATGTGAATATCGGCTGGCTGGAGAAAATCCGCCAGGAGAAACCCGTCCAGGTAATGGATAAGATCGTGTCCGAAGGCGAGGTGATTTCTCAGACTATCCGTGTTGGTAAAGGCGGTGATTTCCTGAATCTGGACGCGCTGGTTATGGGCGCCGTGAATGAGAAAATCGCGCCGTGGTATCAGGAAGATACGGAGCTTGTGGTTATCGTCGGGCGCCAGTTACTGGCGGATAAATATTTCCCGATCGTCAACCGTGACCAGCCAAACAGCGAAGCGCTGGCGGCAGATCTTATCGTCAGTCAGAAGCGTATCGGCAACCTCCCGGCCGTTCGTGCGCCGTTCTTCCCGGCGAATGCCATGCTGATCACCCGCCTGGATAACCTGTCTATTTACTGGCAATCAGGCTCCCGCCGCCGTTCGGTCATCGACAATCCGAAGCGTGACCGCGTGGAGAACTTCGAGTCCGTTAACGAGGCGTACGTTGTCGAAGATTACGACGGCGTTTGCCTGGTTGAGAACATCGAACTGTTGCCCGTGCAGGCAGGTGACAATGCCAGCCCGGCGCTGACAACTGAAACCATCCAGGAAATCGTCACGGCAGCGGTGAAAGGCGCGCTTGATGCGCAGGCAGCTGGCGGTGCTGGCGCCGGAGCGTGATAAATGAATCCGTTCCGAGCTCACACTCAGTATGTACAGGCTCAGGATGCCGCCCGTCAGGGCGGCAGTAATGCCAGCCTGACGGGCTACAACCAGATGCTGTTACAGCTGACAGAACACCGCAGGCGCCTTAAAACCGTCCAGTCAAATGAGCGCAAGGCTCAGCTCAAACGTGAGTTTCTTCCCGCTTATGCCTCATGGATTGCCGGTTTACTGGATGCTGACGCGTCAGGCCAGGACGACGTGGCGATGTACGTCATGATCTGGCGCATTGATGCCGGAGACTATACCGGCGCGCTGGACATTGCCCGCCATGCCATTAAACACGGCTGGGTCCTGCCGCAGCGATTCAACCGGACCTGCGGGACCGCTGTTGCGGAGGAGTTTGCCGACGCGGCAATGCGCGCTTTTTCTGCCGGTGAATCATTCAGTGCCGCCATTCTTACCCAGGTGCTCGATATCGTTGAAGGTCAGGATATGCCGGATCAGTCCCGCGCCCGACTTCATAAGGCGATGGGCTACGCGCTGCGGGATAACGATCAGGCAGTGGCGGCACTTAACCATCTGAAGCGTGCCCTGCAGCTGGATAACAGTTCTGGCGTCAAAACCGAAATCAACAAGCTTGAAAGCCGATTGCGACAGGCAATGTCGGCTTAACGAATCGTGCCAACGCGCGGGGCGGCACGGGGTGGCGACAGGCTTTATGCCGCGTCAAAACCCCGTCCACCGCCCAACTATTTGGGAGTGCCAGAAATATGCAATTCGTTTCGCCGGAACAGGCCGGGGAAAGTACCCAGGACGTTATTAAAAACACCAGTTTCTGGCCTGATGTCAGGGTTTCAGAGTTCCGCCGTGATATGCGCATGGATGGGAGTGTCACCGATCCACGCCTGCGTCTGGCGTTGCTGACAGCGATTGCTGAAGTTAATGCCGATCTTTATGAGTTCCGCGAGAAACAACGGGCGCAGGGGTATGCGAGCCTGGCCGACGTCCCTGCTGATGTGATCGACGGCGAAAGCCAGCGGCTCATGCTGTATCGCCGTGCGGTGTTTTGCTGGGCAAAAGCAAACCTCGTTGAGCGCTATCGCGATTTTGACGCAACCGGCGACGGAAGCAAGAAAGCTGAAGATATCGAAACAACCTTAGGCGAGCTGTGGCGCGATGTGCGCTGGGCGGAGTCCCGCCTGCGCGATATGCCGCATATGACGGTGGAGCTGATTTGATGAAAGTGCGTGCGCATCAGTATGACACGGTGGACGCACTCTGCTGGCGCCATTACGGGCGCACGCAGGGAGTCACTGAACAGGTGCTGCAGGCGAATCCGGGGCTGGCTGAATATGGCCCCTTTTTACCGCACGGGCTGCAGGTGGAGCTGCCGGACATTACGGCGTCAACCACTGCGCAGACTGTCCAGTTATGGGACTGAACTATGACGCTTGAACGAATCAGCGCCTTTATCACTTACTGCGTTGCCCTGCTTCTGGCATGGCTCGGCGATTTGTCTCTTAAAGATGTATCGACCATTACCGGTCTTGCGCTGGGGATTATTACTGCAGCGGTGACCTGTTATTTACGCTGGAAAGCCTACCAGCTGCTGCGGGACGGCAGAATATCCAGGGGGGAATATGAGTCCTTCAATCGTTAAGCGTTGCCTGGTCGGCGCGGTGCTGGCGATTGCCGCCACGCTGCCGGGCTTTCAGTCGCTTCATACCTCCGTCGAGGGACTGAAACTGATTGCTGACTTCGAAGGGTGCCGCCTGCAGCCATACCAGTGCAGCGCCGGGGTCTGGACTGACGGGATCGGCAATACGTCCGGGGTAGTGCCGGGCAAAACCATAACGGAGCGACAGGCCGCGCAGGGGCTGATTAATAACGTGTTGCTGACGGAAAAAAGGATTGAAGCCTGCCTGCAGGTTAAGCCACCTCAGCATGTTTACGATGCCCTGATCAGTATCGGCTTTAATGTCGGAACGGGGGCAATCTGCCGGTCAACAATGGTTTCTTACATCAATCGCCAGCAATGGTGGCAGGCGTGCAACCAGCTCCCCCGCTGGATTTATGTAAATGGTCAACGGAATAAAGGGCTGGAAAACAGGCGCGCCCGTGAGCTTGCCTGGTGTCTTGAAGGGGCTGGGGCATGACGCGCGCGCTGGCGGTGATCCTGGCTCTGGTACTGGCATTGCTGGGCTGGCAGTCATGGCGGCTTAACAATGCCGGTCACACCATCGGGACGCAGGCTGAGGCGCTTAAAAATAACAAGCAGGAGCTGGCGAAGAAAAACAGCCAGCTCATCAGCCTGTCCATTCTTACTGAAACCAACAGCCGGGCGCAGATGCAACTTTATGCTGCAGCGGAGGAGACTTCCGCGCTGTTGCGGAGTCGCCAGCGCCGGATCGAGGAGCTAAAACGTGAAAACGAGGATTTACGCCGCTGGGCTGACACTCCTTTGCCTGCTGACATTATCCGGCTGCGGGAGCGCCCGGCCCTCGCCGGAGGTGCAGCTTACCGTGAGTGGTTGTCCAAAAGTGACGCAATGCCGCCTGGACAGGTCAGCGCCGCGCAGTAATGGGGATTTGAACCAGGTGCTGGATGAGACTGAGGCCGCCTGGGCGGTATGTGCCGACAAAGTGGACACGATCATAGCGTGTCAGGAGCGAGACAGTGAACAAGCCGCAGTCCTTACGCAACGCCCTGAATAAATCGGTGGCGTATGTCCGTGACAACCCGGACAAGCTGCACCTTTTTGTTGATAACGGTTCGCTGGTCGCAACCGGCGCCCGTTCAATGTCATGGGAATATCGCTACACCCTGAACGTGGTGATTGAAGATTTTAGCGGCAACCAGAATTTAGTAATGGCGCCCGTGCTGCTCTGGTTAATGACCAATCAACCGGACGCCATCAACAACCCGGAGCTGCGCGAAAAACTTTTTACCTTTGACGTCGATATCCTGAGCAACGATCTGTGTGATCTTAGCCTCAATCTGCAGCTCACGGAGCGCGTGATTGTCAGCACAGACGGCACCGTATCGAGCGTAGAAGCGGTGCCGGAACCCGACGTACCCGACGAAATGTGGACGGTGAAACGTGGATGACCTGCAGAGGGTGGATGACTGGCTGGCGGCCCTGCTGGCGAATCTGGAACCGGCAGCCCGCAACCGTATGATGCGACAACTGGCGCAGGAGCTGCGCCGGTCGCAACAGCAAAACATCAGGCTGCAGCGCAATCCAGACGGTACCGCCTTTGAGGCGCGCCGGGTGACGGCCAGAAGTAAAAAGGGGCGCATCAAGCGCCAGATGTTCACCAAATTGCGCACCACTAAATACCTGAAAACCGCAGCCACTGCGGACTCTGCCAGCGTGCAGTTTGATGGGAAAGTCCAGCGCATCGCCCGTGTTCACCATTACGGTCTGCGTGATCGAGTCAGACGCAACGGCCCGGAGGCCCGGTACCCGGCACGCCGTCTTTTGGGCGTGAATGATGAGGTTGAAACCATCACCCGTGACACGCTGTTGCGCTGGCTGTCGGAGTGAAATTTGTGTCACCGACGGCACAAAACCCAACGCTGCCTCCCTTTTCCCTCTGATGGCAACCTTTCGTTATGAACGCACAACTAACCGAAATCATGCGCCTTATCACCAACCTGATCCGCACCGGCACCGTAACCGAAGTGGACCGGGAAAACTGGCTGTGCCGGGTGAAAGTGGGTGAGCTTGAAACCAACTGGATTAACTGGCTGACACTGCGCGCTGGCGGTGCCCGTACATGGTGGTGTCCGTCGCCGGATGAGCAGGTGGTGGTGTTGAGTATGGGCGGCAATCTGGAAACCGCTTTTGCCTTACCTGCGATCTATTCCAACCAGTTCGCGCCGCCGTCGGACTCCGTGGACGGCTCCGTAACGGAATACCCGGACGGCGGCTGGTTTGAATATGAACCTGCGACCGGCCGCTGGCATGTGCGGGGCATCAAATCCATGGTGATCGAGGCTGCAGATAACATAACCCTGAAAACGGGGGAATTTGTGGTGGAAGCAAGCAACACGCGCATAAACAGCGAGGTGGTGATCAATGGTGGCGTCACCCAGGGCGGCGGCGCCATGAGTTCTAACGGGATCGTGGTCGATAAACACGGTCATACCGGCGTTAAGTCCGGCGGCGATACATCAGGAGGCCCGGTATGACGCTGTATATCGGCATGAGTCAGGGCAACGGCAGGACCATTACCGACACGGACCACCTGAGCCAGTCGGTCCGGGATATTCTGCTGACCCCGCAGGGGAGCCGCATTGCCCGCCGGGAATACGGCTCGCTTCTGTCTGAACTGATAGACCAGCCGCAGAACCCGGCGCTGCGCCTGCAGGTAATGTCTGCGGTCTACGTGGCTCTGAGTCGCTGGGAGCCGCGGCTTACCCTGGATTCCATCACCATAAACAGCAGTTTTGATGGTTCGATGGTGGTTGAGCTTACCGGGCAGCGTGATAACGGCGCGCCGGTTTCACTTTCGGTATCAACAGGAGCAGACAATGGCAGTCATTGACCTTTCCCAGCTGCCCGCCCCGCAGATAGTGGATGTGCCGGATTTTGAAACGCTGTTAAACGAACGGAAAGCTGCGTTTATGGCCCTTTATCCGGCAGACGAGCAGGACGCGGTAAGGCGCACGCTTGAGCTGGAGTCTGAACCCGTGACCAAGCTCCTGCAGGAAAATGCGTATCGTGAAATCCTCCTGCGCCAGCGCATTAACGAGGCGGCGCAGGCGGTCATGGTGGCTTATGCAATTGGCGGCGATCTCGATCAGATGGCGGCCAACTACAACGTGAAGCGGCTGACGGTTACACCTGCGGATAACGACGCGGTGCCGCCGGTCGCAGCGGTAATGGAAAGTGATGAGGCGCTGCGCCTGCGTGTTCCTGCTGCATTTGAGGGGCTGTCCGTGGCTGGGCCCACGGCGGCCTATGAGTTTCACGCTAAAAGCGCTGACGGGCGAGTGGCTGACGCCAGCGCAACCAGCCCGGCACCGGCGGAGGTGGTGCTTACCGTACTGAGCCGAGAGGGCGACGGAACAGCGGCGGCGGACCTGCTGGCGGTGGTTGAACAGGCGCTTAACAGTGAGAACGTGCGGCCGGTTGCTGACCGTCTGACGGTGCGCAGCGCTGAAATTATTCCGTACAGTGTGGATGCAACGATCTTTCTTTACCCGGGGCCAGAAGCTGAGCCGGTGATGGAGGCGGCAAAGGCCAGCCTGCAGAAATATATCGCCAGCCAGACGAGGCTGGGGCGCGATATTCGCCGCAGTGCTATTTATGCCGCGCTGCATGTTGAAGGTGTGCAACGTGTTGAGCTGGCCTCGCCGCTCGCTGATGTGGTGCTGGATAAGACACAAGCCGCTTCATGTACGGAATGGAGCGTAACCAACGGGGGAACGGATGAATAGTCTGCTTCCTCCTGGTTCATCGCCGCTTGAGCGCCGCCTGGCGCAGACCTGCAGCGGAATTTCCGATCTGCAGGTGCCGCTGCGGGATTTATGGAACCCGGCAACATGCCCGGTCAAGTTTCTGCCGTATCTGGCGTGGGCCTTTTCGGTTGATCGCTGGGACGAAGGATGGGCGGAGAGCGTGAAGCGCCGTGTGGTGCAGGATGCTTTCTATATCCATCAGCACAAGGGCACAACCAGTGCTGTGCGGCGTGTGGTGGAGCCGTTCGGCTTTCTGATCCGCATCATTGAATGGTGGCAGACCGGCGAGGCGCCGGGCACGTTTCGCCTGGATATCGGAGTGCAGGACCAGGGCATAACAGAGGAAACCTATCTGGAGCTGGAGCGCCTGATTGGTGACGCCAAACCCTGCAGCCGGCATCTGATCGGCATGTCCATAAACCTGCAGACGAGCGGACCATATTTCGTTGGGGCTGCCACTTACACCGGCGAAGAAATCACGATTTACCCGTATATCAACGAAACCATCATTTCCGGTGGCACTGCCTACGAGGGCGGCGCCGTCCATGTTATCGACACAATGAGAGTGAACCCATGAGCGCAAAATTTTATACCCTGCTGACGGATATTGGCGCGGCGAAACTGGCAAGCGCTGCCGCGCTCGGTGTGCCGCTGAAAATTACCCAGATGGCGGTGGGGGATGGCGGCGGCGTGCTTCCAACTCCCAGTGCACAACAGACGAAGCTGGTTTCCGAAAAGCGGCGCGCTGACCTGAACATGCTTTACATCGATCCGCAGAACAGCAGCCAGATTATTGCTGAGCAGGTGATTCCTGAAACTGAGGGCGGTTGGTGGATTCGTGAAGTTGGGCTGTTCGATGAAACGGGCGCGCTGATCGCAGTGGGGAACTGCCCGGAGAGCTACAAGCCGCAGCTGGCAGAAGGGAGCGGCCGCACGCAAACAGTGCGCATGGTACTGATTACCAGCAGCACCGATAACATTACGCTGAAAATTGACCCGTCCGTAGTGCTGGCTACCCGCAAATATGTGGATGACAAGGTGCTGGAACTGAAGGTGTATGTAGATGAGCTGATGGCGGCGCATCTTGCTGCAGCTGATCCGCATACGCAATATGCGCCAAAAGCCAGCCCGACGTTTACCGGCACCCCAAAAGCCCCGACTGCAGCTGCAGGTAACAATACCACTCAGCTTGCCACAACTGCGTTTGTTCAGGCGGCTCTGATCGCCATGGTGAATGGTGCCCCGGCTACACTGGACACGCTGAAAGAAATTGCTGCGGCTATCAACAACGATCCTAATTTCAGCACCACCATTAATAACGCGCTTGCACTCAAAGCCCCACTGGCAAGCCCGGCCCTGACCGGAACGCCGACAGCCCCCACGGCTGCGCAGACTGTCAACAATACGCAAATAGCCACTACTGCTTTCGTAAAATCAGCTCTGGCTGCGCTTGTTGGCTCATCACCTGCGGCGCTTGATACCCTGAACGAGCTGGCGGCGGCGTTAGGAAACGATCCTAACTTTGCAACCACCATGACAAATGCGCTGGCAGGCAAGCAGCCGCTGGATAGCACGCTGACAACTTTGTCTGGAAAAACCGCAGATGGGATTATCGAATACCTTGGTTTGGGAACAGCCTCGAAAAAGAACGTGGGGACTGGGGCCGGACAAATTCCTGACATGAGCGCATTCACAAGCGGGAGTGGGTGGATCAAGCTCCCTGATGGAACAATTATTCAGCGGGGTACATCCGTAAAGGCAGCAGGTGATATATCATCTGTAACCCTACCGATTCCTTTCACTGTCACCGGATATACGGTAATAGCATCTATTCAAAGCTCTGATCCCGCTCCAACCAGACCTGTAGGGGCTCAGTCGGTAAATTTATCAACAATTCAGTTAGCGAACTGGAGTGGATATCAATCCATAATTGCCTGGGTGGCGATAGGAAAATAACATGAACAAATATAAATATTCGGCACTAAACAACGAATTTTTACCTTACGCACTCAGGGATACCTATATCGAGTCGGGGCAATGGCCTGATGATGGCGTCGATTTTGATGAGGATGGATTTATCTCCTGGAAAGCCGAAAATGCACCGGAGGGCAAGATACGTGCAGCAGGGAATGATGGTTTCCCTGAATGGGTAGATGAACCTGAACCGACTCCCGAAGAACTTGTTAGAACTGCTGACGCCGAAAAAAAGTCCCGTATTGAGCAGGCTAACGATTATATCAATAGTAAGCAGTGGCCCGGTAAAGCAGCAATGGGCCGCCTGAAGGATACAGAGAAAGAACAATATAACGCCTGGCTTGATTATCTGGATGCACTGGAAGAGGTCGATACCACCAGCGCACCAGATATCGAGTGGCCTACTCCGCCGGAGGTGTAGGCCAGGTAATGTCCGGAGCCGTTGACGTGTCGACGGCTTTTACCTGTTTTTTATAATCCATCCACGCTGACAATTTTTCTTTATCTTCCTCGCTGATATCTCCCAGCATTAATTCCACGCGCCAGTCGGCAGTTACTTCATCAGCCTTTAAAAGCAACTGCTGGCGATGTTGCTCCGCCGCTTCCACTTCCTCTTCATGGGTAGGCGGTGGAGCATCAACCCATGCGGGCATCCCAGAACTATCAGCTCCAAGTGTTTTTCCTTCAGGCCAGGCAATACCAGCGAATTCGGAATAGACCTCAATGCTAATTTCTGTAGCAGAATCCGGAATAATTGGGCTGTCAGGAAAAATATAGAATCCAAAATCAATCGAGTCGAAGTAATAAACTTTATCCATCATTAATATCCTATAGCTAACCAAACAATTCCGTTAGAGGTCGGGGTTACGTAAGTAAATCTCACCTTTGTTGCACTTGAGTTTCCAATATCGTACCCAACAGCGCGTTGTGACGGGTCGTTAGTAGACATAAGGGCTTGAACAGTCCGAAATGCATTTGGAAAAGCAATAGGGAATGTAACATCAACGGTTCCAACTACACCTGGAGTTCCGGTCACGTTAATAGTTCCCCACTGAAAGATTAAGCCGTTCGGCAGTTTCTGATATCCATTAGGGTTCAATAAATTACCAAAATTGTTCATATCCGGGATCTGGTTTGCGCCGTTGCCGACGTTCCTTTTCGAGGCTGTTCCCAAACCAAGGTTTTTTATCCACCACGGTCATGATTGTCGGTGGTGGCCATTCTCTGCAGTACAGTCAGAAATGACCATGCTCGATAAAATGGTGGCATCATTCACCACTTTTTTAAGGGCGAAAAATCATGCAAATAGGTTACGTGAGGGTGTCAACAAATGACCAAAACACCGCTTTACAACGAAATGCACTGGAGTGCGCAGGATGTGAGCTGATATTTGAGGATAAAATGAGCGGTAAAACCTCTGATCGTCCGGGGCTAAAGAAGGTCCTGCGCACGCTCTCCGAAGGGGACACGCTGGTAGTCTGGAAGCTGGACAGGTTGGGCAGGAGTATGCGGCATCTTGTTACTCTGATCGAAGACCTGCGCGGGAGGGGGGTAAATTTCCGCAGCCTTACAGACAGCATTGATACATCAACTCCGATGGGGCGTTTCTTTTTCCATGTTATGGGGGCCCTGGCAGAAATGGAGCGAGAGCTGATCGTAGAGCGAACCCGTGCCGGGCTGGCTGTTGCGCGTGCGCAAGGGCGGATAGGTGGCCGACGGCCAAAGTTATCAGAGGATGAGTGGGCGCAAATTGGCCGGTTGCTGGCTGCCGGAGAAACGCGAAAACGTGTGTCGATAATTTTTGATGTTGGTATATCTACCATTTACAAAAGATTCCCCGCGTCGGGCTTAACTGAATTGTCTGAACGCTCAGACACTCCTGTATAAATGAACATGCTTTCTCATTTATGTAACCTGAAATCAGGCACATAAGAGAGACAAAGCTATGCAAAAAGCGGTTATTGGGGCGGCAACGATTTACTGTGGTGACAGTCTGGAAATTTTGCGCGAACTCACTGGCGAATTTGATGCAGTAATTACTGATCCGCCTTATTCCAGCGGTGGTATGACGCGCAGTGATCGGCAGGCCAAACCCTCAGGGAAGTATGTAGGCAATAACAACTACCATGAGTTTTACGGCGATAACAGAGACGTGCGATCCTGGGCGTTCTGGATGACGCAGTGGATGAGTCAGGTTAACCGCTTGGTCAAGTCAGGCGGGTATGCCATGGTTTTCACTGACTGGCGGCAGCTTCCAACGCTTACTGACGTTTTCCAGGCTGGCGGTTTTGTATGGCGGGGGCTGATTCCGTGGGATAAAACCCTTTCAACCCGTGCGCCTCATACCGGTTATTTTCGCCATCAGTGCGAATACGTTGTCTGGGGAAGTAACGGACCATTGCCTAAAAGTCTGCATGGTGGACCCTGGCCGGGTATGGTGACTCGCCGGGTTATTCCGTCTCAAAAACTCCATATGACCGGCAAACCGATTGAGCTTATGGAAAGCCTGATTGCCCCCGTTCCCCCTGGCGGCCATATTCTTGATCCATTTATGGGGAGTGCATCAACTGGCGTTGCCGCGCTGAGGAAGGGATATAAATTTACCGGGATTGAGATGAGCCAGCAGTATTTTGATATCTCATGTGAACGCCTGGAAAAAGAAAACGCAGATATCCGCGCGGGCGTATTGTGTGATTAAGGGAACAATGCCGCGTAGCTGTCTGCGCGGCCCATTCAATTCACCATAGGGCGAAACCTAAACACCGGAGGGTTCGCCGTATGGCTCAGGATTATCACCACGGTGTGCGCGTCGTTGAGGTCAACGATGGCACCCGCCCCATTTCAACAGTAAGCACGGCAATTGTCGGTATGGTCTGTACCGGCGATGATGCAGATGCGTCCGTGTTCCCCCTCAATAAACCGGTCCTGCTCACCGACGTGCTGACCGCCAGCGGTAAAGCAGGCGAGTCCGGCACGCTGGCCCGCTCGCTGGATGCAATTGCCGACCAGGCTAAACCCGTGACCGTCGTTGTGCGCGTGGCTCAGGGTGAAACCGAAGCGGAGACAACCTCCAACATTATCGGCGGCGTGACAGCTGACGGTAAAAAAACGGGCATGAAAGCGCTGTTATCTGCGCAGTCTCAGCTCGGCGTTAAGCCGCGCATTCTGGGCGTGCCGGGGCATGACACGCAGGCGGTTGCCACTGAGCTGCTGAGCGTGGCGCAGAGTCTGCGCGGGTTCGCCTATCTGTCAGCCTACGGCTGCAAAACGGTAGAGGAGGCCATTGCCTACCGCGCTAATTTCAGCCAGCGCGAGGGAATGCTGATCTGGCCTGATTTCATCAGTTTTGACACCGTGCTGAATGCTGACGCAACGGCCTACGCCTCAGCCCGTGCGCTTGGTCTGCGTGCCAAAATTGACGAGCAGACCGGCTGGCACAAATCCCTGTCCAACGTGGGCGTGAACGGCGTCACCGGCATTTCTGCTGATGTGTTCTGGGATTTGCAGGACCCGGCAACCGATGCGGGGCTGCTGAACCAGAACGATGTCACCACGCTGATCCGCAAAGACGGCTTCCGCTTCTGGGGTTCCCGTTGCCTCAGTGACGATCCACTGTTTGCCTTTGAAAACTACACCCGCACCGCGCAGGTACTGGCTGACACCATCGCCGAAGCGCATATGTGGGCGGTGGATGGCGTGCTTAACCCGTCACTGGCCCGCGACATTATCGAAGGTATTCGCGCCAAACTGCGCAACCTGAAAACGCAGGGCTACATCATCGGCGCCGACTGCTGGCTGGATGAGTCCGTAAACGATAAAGATTCCCTGAAAGCCGGGAAGCTCACTATCGATTACGACTATACGCCGGTACCGCCTCTGGAAAACCTGATGCTGCGCCAGCGCATCACCGATCAGTATCTGCTGGATTTCTCCAGCCAGGTCAGCGCGTAAGGGGACAATATGGCTTTACCACGCAAGTTAAAACACCTGAACCTGTTTAACGACGGGAATAACTATCAGGGGATTGTTGAGTCCCTGACCCTGCCTAAATTCGGCCGCAAGTTTGAAAAGTATCGCGGCGGCGGTATGCCCGGTTCGGCTGATGTTGATCTGGGGCTTGATGATGGCGCGCTGGACACGGAATTTTCAATCGGTGGCACCGAACTGCTGTTATTCAAACAGATGGGTAAAGCCACCGTTGACGGTATCCAGCTGCGTTTCACCGGCTCCATTCAGCGTGACGATACCGGCGAAGTGCAGGCCGTTGAGCTGGTTGTGCGCGGGCGACATAAAGAAGTCGATTCCGGCGAATGGAAAACCGGTGAGAGCAACACTACAAAAGTCAGCAGCACCAACAGCTACGCGAAGCTGACCATTAACGGCGAGGTGCTCTATGAGGTTGATGTGATCAACATGATTGAAATCGTTGATGGCGTGGACCTGATGGAAGAACACCGCAACGCCCTGGGCCTCTGATCTACTTTAAAGGCGCGGGCAGCCGCGCCAGTACCTTATTAACAGGAAATGACAATGAGCGAACAACTGACTGAAAAAACCGTACAGCTGGACACCCCAATCAAACGCGGTAAAACCGAAATTGCCGAAATTGTGCTGCGCAAGCCGCAGTCCGGCGCGCTGCGTGGCACCCGTCTGCAGGCGATCATGGATATGGACGTCGGCGCGATGATGACGATTATTCCCCGCATCTCCACGCCCGCGCTGACCGCTCAGGAAATGGCTGAAATGGACCCCGCCGATCTCACCGCGCTGTCGGTTGAGGTGGTCACTTTTTTGTTGAAGAAATCGGTGCTTGCCGGTTTGCCGACAGCCTGACGGTAGAAGACCTGGTGGCTGATATCGCCACCATTTTTCACTGGCCGCCGTCCGTCACTGACGTTCTGCCGCTGACCGAAGTGCTGGAGTGGCGGCATAAAGCGATTCAGAGAAGCGGGGCCAGCGATGAGTGACACTAACCTGCGTTTGCAGGTAATTCTAAATGCGGTTGATAAACTCACCCGCCCATTCCGATCAGCGCAGGCCAGTTCTAAAGAGCTGGCTACCGCCATACAGCAAAGCCGCGCAAGATTAAAAGAACTGGACGCCCAGGCGGGCCGTATTGACGGTTTCCGCAAGGCAAGCGCGCAGCTGGCCGTCACCGGCAACAGTCTTAAAGCCGCACGCGAAGAAGCGGCGAAGCTTGCCACGCAGTTCTCGGCCACTAACCGGCCGACGGCGGCGCAGGCGCGTCTGCTGGAGCAGGCAAAAAACCGCGTTAACGAGCTGCAGAGCAAATACAACGGCTTGCGTCAGTCGGTGCAGCGTCAGCGTCTTGCGCTCAATGAGGCCGGGCTGGACACCAAAAAGCTGAGCAGTGCGCAGCGGGAGCTGCGGCAGAATGCCGACGAAACCCGGCAGGCGCTGGACCGACAGCAGAAATCCCTTAAACGCCTGGGCGAGCAGCAGGCCCGTATGAACGCCGTCCGCGATCAGTATTCGCGGCGCCTTGAGGTGCGGGATCGTATTGCGGGCGCCGGAGCAACGACTACTGCCGCCGGGCTGGCGATGGGCGCGCCGGTGATGGCTGCCGTTAAAAGCTATGCCAGCATGGAAGATGCGATGAAAGGTGTGGCAAAGCAGGTTAACGGGCTGCGGGACGACAACGGCAACCGCACAAAACAGTTTTATGATATGCAGGATGCTATCAAGGCCGCCAGTGAACAGCTGCCGATGGAGAATGGCGCCATCGACTATGCCGCGCTGGTTGAAGGTGGCGCCCGCATGGGCGTGACAAACCAGAACGATTCTTACGAAGACCAGAAGCGTGACCTGATGGCCTTTGCATCCACTGCTGCAAAGGCCGCAACGGCATTCGAGCTGCCCGCTGATGAGCTGGCAGAGGGGCTGGGGAAAATCGCGCAGCTCTATAAAGTGCCGACCCGCAATATTGAACAGCTTGGCGATGCCCTGAACTACCTGGACGATAACGCCATGTCTAAGGGCGGCGATATCATCAATGTGCTGCAGCGCATGGGCGGCGTGGCTGACCGGCTTGATTTCCGCAAGGCGGCCGCGCTGGGTTCCACCTTCCTGTCTCTGGGCGCCGCGCCTGAAATTGCCGCCAGCGCATCAAATGCGATGGTGCGCGAACTGTCGATTGCAACCATGCAGAGCAAGCGGTTCATGGAAGGTATGGATCTGCTGAAACTCAATCCAGAACAGATTGAAAAGCAGATGACAAAGGACGCAATGGGGACCATTCAGCGCGTGCTGGAGAAGGTCAACAAACTGCCGCAGGACAAGCGCCTGTCCGCCATGACGATGATATTTGGCAAGGAGTTTGGCGATGATGCGGCGAAGCTTGCAAACAACCTGCCGGAGCTGCAGCGACAGCTGAAACTCACCTCAGGCACTGAGGCTGACGGCTCCATGCAGAAAGAATCCGATATCAATAAGGATTCACTTTCCGCGCAGTGGTTGCTTGTGAAAACGGGCGCGCAGAACGCTTTCAGTAGCCTGGGCGAAACCCTGCGCCAGCCGCTGATGGATATCATGGGGTACGTCAAAAACGTTACCGGGGCACTGCGTCGATGGGTTGAGGCTAACCCGCAGCTGGCGGGCACACTGATGAAAGTGGCTGCAGCCACAGCTGCGATCACCGTTGTGCTCGGCACGCTTGCTGTGGCCGTGGCTGCCGTGCTGGGGCCGCTGGCGGTGATCCGTTTTGGCCTTTCCGTGTTGGGTGTAAAAACACTCCCCACCGTTATGTCTGCAGTGACCCGCACCGGCGGCGCGCTGTCCTGGCTGGCAAATGCGCCGCTTTCCCTGTTGCGCCGTGGCCTGGCTGCATCCGGCAGCAGCGCCGGATTGCTGGCGTCTCCCCTTAACTCCCTGCGCCGTTCTGCCGGGCTGGCTGGCAATGCGCTGAAAGCGCTGGCCGGTGCGCCGCTTGCTGTCCTTCGCGGCGGAATGTCTGGTATTCGCAACATTATCGGCATGGTAATGAATCCGCTGTCCGCGTTGCGCGGGGGATTATCCGCAGCCGGTGGCGTGCTTCGTTTTCTGGCGTCCGGCCCTCTGGCCCTCCTTCGCGTTGCGCTGTACGGGATTTCTGGATTGCTGGGCGCCCTGCTTAGTCCGATAGGTCTGGTCGTGGCGGCGCTGGCTGGCGTGGCGCTGGTTGTCTGGAAATACTGGCAGCCGATAAGCGCATTTTTAGGCGGAGTGGTTGAAGGATTCAAAGCTGCAGCTGCGCCTATCAGTGCGGCGTTTGAGCCACTGCAGCCTGTTTTCCAGTGGATAGGTGACAAGGTCCAGGCGTTATGGGGCTGGTTTACTGATCTGCTGACGCCGGTTAAATCCACCTCTGCAGAACTGCAAAGCGCGGCGTCGATGGGGCGGCAGTTTGGCGAAGCGCTGGCGGCAGGGCTGAACATGGTCATGCACCCGCTGGATTCGCTTAAATCGGGCGTGTCCTGGCTGCTTGAAAAACTCGGCATTGTCAGCAAGGAGGCGGCCAAAGCGAAGCTTCCTGAACAGGTCACGCGGCAGCAGCCAGCTACGGTCAACAGAGACGGTAAAGTGGTGCTGCCGCCTGGCGGATTCCCGACGATGGGTTTTGCTGGAATGTACGACAGCGGCGGTACCATTCCGCGCGGCCAGTTCGGCATCGTGGGCGAGAATGGCCCAGAGATTGTTAACGGACCCGCCAATGTCACCGGCAGGAAACGGACTGCTGATCTGGCGAGGGTGGCGGCAACGCTCAATCCTTCCCGGACGGAACCGGCCAGCGCTAAACAACGTCCTGAACGCGGGATAGTTCTGCCGCCTGATAGTGTGAACGGTCCGGCAAATATTCCGGTAATCAATCGCACTACTGAACTGGTGAAACTGGCGGCAACAGTAAGCCCCGTTCGTGATGTAACAGCCAGCCCGGAGCAACGGCCTGAAAGCAGGTTAATACTGCCTCCTGAGATTGTTAACGCCCCGGTAAAACTTCCTGGTCGGGATCGTGCTGCGGAGCTGGCTGATATCGCTGCTGCCGTCATGCCAGCACCGGCCATTATGGAAATCACGGATAACAGGACTGACCCGATGGCTATGCGCCAGAAGGTGTTCGCTTCCGTGGTCGCTGGCGTAATGGGCCTGGCAGCTGCCCCGGCAGAAGCCGCACCACTTCATCCGTACAGTGTGCCTGTCAGGACGCAACCGGCGCCGTCTCCGAAGGAAGAGAGACAGCCGCAGGTAATTAAGTACGAGATAAGCGCGCCAATTCATATTGTCGCGCAGCCAGGGCAAAGCGCGCAGGATATCGCCCGCGAGGTGGCCCGGCAGCTTGATGAGCGTGAGCGCAGGGCCAGGGCAAAAACACGCAGTAATTTCAGTGATCGAGGGGGTTACGAATAATGATGATGGTGCTGGGGTTGTACGTATTCATGCTGCGAACAGTGCCCTATCAGGAGCTGCAGTATCAGCGCAGCTGGCGGCACGCAGCCAACAGCCGGGTTAACCGGCGCCCGTCAACGCAGTTTCTTGGACCGGATAACGATTCGCTTACTCTGTCCGGTGTCCTGCTGCCGGAGATTACCGGCGGCAGGTTGTCTTTGCTGGCGCTGGAGCAGATGGCGGAGCTGGGAAAAGCCTGGCCTCTGATTGAGGGGAGCGGGACGATTTACGGCATGTTTGTGATCGAGAGTCTGAGCCAGACAAAAACAGAATTTTTTGAGAGCGGTATGCCCCGGCGCATCGAATTTTCGCTGAGCCTGAAACGGGTGGATGAGTCGCTGTCTGATATGTTCGGCAGCCTCAGCGACCAGCTCAGTAATTTGCAGGAATCTGCCACCTCTGCGATAGGCAATATGAAAAATACGGTTGGAGGGTTACTGCAGTGAATTTCAGCTCTGATCTCCTGAACCTGAACAGCAAAACTCCCGGTTTCAGTATCATCATTGAAGGTAAAGATGTGACTACCGTGCTGGATGCGCGCCTGATGAGTCTGACGCTGACGGATAACCGGGGCTTTGAAGCGGACCAGCTTGATCTGGAACTGGACGACTCGGACGGGCTAATCGTTCTGCCTCGTCGGGGGGCCATTATTCAGTTTGCGCTGGGGTGGAAAGGTCAGCCGCTTTTTCCGAAAGGGGCGTTTACTGTCGATGAGATTGAGCACAGCGGCGCGCCTGACCGTCTCACAATCCGCGCGCGTAGTGCAGATTTCCGTGAAACCCTGAATACGCGGCGTGAAAAGTCCTGGCACCAGACAACGGTGGGCGAAGTTGTGAAGGAAATCGCGGGCAGGCATAAATTAAAGATGGCGCTGGGAAAGGACCTGTTGGACAAGCCTGTCGATCATCTTGACCAGACTAATGAAAGCGACGCCAGCTTTTTGATGAAGCTGGCGCGGCAGTATGGGGCGATAGCCTCAGTTAAGGACGGCAATCTGTTGTTTATCCGCCAGGGGCAGGGCAGAACGGCAAGCGGTAAGCCGCTGCCGGTTATCACCATAACCCGCCAGGCCGGTGACGGTCATCGTTTTACTCTGGCTGATCGCGATGCCTATACGGGGGTAATTGCCAGTTGGCTCCATACCCGTGAGCCAAAGAAAAAAGAGACTGCAAAGGTTAGGCGCCGTCGAAAAAAAACCACTGCGGCAAAGGAGACGGAAGCAAAACAGGGAGATTACCTGGTTGGAACGGATGAAAACGTGCTTGTACTCAACAGAACTTATGCAAACCGCAGCAATGCAGAGCGAGCGGCAAAGATGCAGTGGGAGCGCCTGCAGCGCGGGGTGGCAACATTCTCCCTGCAGCTCGCAGAGGGAAGGGCTGATCTGTATACCGAAATGCCGGTGAAGGTGAGCGGCTTTAAACAGCCCATTGATGATGCCGAATGGACCATTACCACCCTGACGCATAGTGTCAATGCAGATAATGGTTTCACTACGACTCTGGAGCTTGAGGTAAAGATAGATGATTTAGAAATGGAATGATAATGTTCACAAAATGGATGTTCGTGTATCATTATGGGGTTGCGGGTAATGACTTGGGGAGAAACGGATATGATGAATTGTCCGAAATGCGGACACGCGGCACATACTCGCAGTAGCTTTCGTGTATCAGATAATACGAAAGAGCGTTATTGCCAGTGCCAAAACATAAACTGTGGAACCACTTTTGTTACTCATGAAACCGTAGTGCGCTTTATCGTAACTCCCGGACAGGTCGATCATGTGCCTCCGCACCCTCTAAACAGTGGTCAGGGACACATGAATTTTTGACAAACTAACCCGCTTCGGCGGGTTTTTTATTGGTGGCAGCTTATTTCCTGCTGCCATTTTGCTGCCAATGATGAAACTATAAACAAAAAAGCCACTCGCGAGAGTGGCTTAATTATATGATTCTAAAGCTAAAATTTGGTGGCCCCTGCTGGACTTGAACCAGCGACCAAGCGATTATGAGTCGCCTGCTCTAACCACTGAGCTAAGGGGCCGTGGCGGTGGATTATAATGTAACTCCCCGCAGCAATCCAGCCATTCACACCCGCCTGCTGTTTTTATAAACAACGCATAATCAATCCTTTATACTTCCATGATGATGTATCAATCGGGAGTAAAAATGATCAACGATATTCTGGCCCCGGGACTACGGGTGGTGTTCTGCGGGATCAACCCCGGTAAATCCTCGGCGCATACCGGTTTTCACTTTGCTCATCCGGGGAACCGCTTCTGGAAAGTGATCTACCAGGCCGGGTTTACCGACCGGTTACTCAAGCCTGAAGAGGAGCAGCATCTGCTGGATACGCGCTGCGGGATCACCATGCTGGTGGAGCGACCAACCGTGCAGGCGAGCGAAGTCAACCTGCATGAGCTGCGCACTGGCGGGCGGGAACTGATTAAGAAGATCGAAGACTACCAGCCTGCCGCGCTGGCGATTCTAGGGAAACAGGCCTATGAGCAGGCGTTCAGCCAGCGCGGGGTGAAATGGGGTAAACAGGCCATCACCATCGGCGTGACGCAGGTGTGGGTGCTGCCAAACCCCAGCGGACTTAACAGGGCAACGCTGGATAAACTGGTGGAAGCTTACAGGGAGCTCGACGAGGCGCTGGTGGTGCGGGGGCTTTAG